CTTGATGATATTTATGTCCATTTAATGTAGTCTTCATACGGAAGAAAGTTATTCTACTATCATCCTCTGATATAACATTTAGACATAGTTAGAGATTAATCTGAAGTTATACATTAACCTGAGTTGGAACTCAATTATCCTCAAACTACCCCCCTAATTCTTGGGAATAAATTGAATACATTATGCAATGGTTTTAGCAATTAACCTTTCCATGGAAGTATTACAACTCATGGTATTGATGTTACTAGCCGTTGTGAAGGAGGCAAAGCTATGGCTCATCCTGTTTTCCCAGTGTTTACTAAAGCACCATACTTATAAAGATCTTGTATCCATAATCAAGTAGCTAGTAGACTAGGAAGACATTAACTTCTCCTTCAGCACCCATCTTTAGATGAAAACTTTTGGACCAATTTTTATAGTTTTGTTGAAAGCAGACTTTTAGTTGACTTTGAAGAGGACCACAGATTTGATGGTATGATTGGTGAATATGCAAAATTTAGATAATAAGTTCAAAATTACATTGATACATCAGGGTTCTCACCTGCAGTTAGAAGAAAGTACAACCGTATTCTTGAAAAGGTACTCAGCTTTGATCAAATTCAAAATACTACAGTCGAATCCTTTATTAAGAGAGAGTTGCTATTGAAGCCTGGTGCACCTAGAAACATCAGTTCTAGAAATCATGCCTTTAAGCTGATGACAGCTCCCATAACCTTAGCAGGCGCTGAACAACTATACAAGAAAGATTGGTATATTATGAAGGTTCCTCAATTTGATAGGGGAAATTGGTTGTATGAAAAACTTAAAGATTTTCCGACTTTGATTGAATTGGATTTTTCAAAATATGATGCTCATTAATCACAATTGCTTCTTAAGGTGGAGGAGCTATTTTTGAAAAGAGTATTTGGCCAGTAATTCTCTGACTTCTGGGCTAAAATGACAATGGGTGTCAATTAAGGCATTTACCAATCTAATGATTTTCTTAGATTCCAAGTTCTCGGAACTAGAATGTCTGGTGAAAGTACTACTACCCTTGGTAATACCTTGGTTAATTTTTATGTATAACAATTCATATTTAAGTCTTTGAATGTTGATAGTTTTGTTATACCTGCTGGTGATGATTCAATTACAGGCTTAACTGCTGCAGTTGATATCTAAGCACTTATCTTTCTGTTTCGCTAATTTGGTCTTGAGGTTGAAGTTAAGTACACAAATTTTGTTGGTTGTGGATTTCTCAGTTCTAGGATAATTTAATCTTCAGATGGGTATTAGTTAGTTAGGGATCCTGTTAAGGCCTTAATCACTTTTCCATACTGTCTTGATGGTAAAGTTGTTCAGCCTGGTAGATACGCCGCCAAGAAATTGTAAGAATACCGTCATTCTAAATTATGCAACCTTTAATATGAATTCTAAATGTTTAAACCTATTTTTGATTATTGTGAAAAACTCAGGAAACTCTATAGTCTTCCAAAATTCAATATAAAAGAAATTAGAATTCTCAAAGCTACTTCTTATAATCTGACTTAATAGATCTAAAATAATACCTTGTAACTTTAGAAATGCGATCAAATTCTTAGTTAGAATATTAAGCAATTGTGGAGTGAATTTTAATGGGATTAGTTTGATGGATTCCAGCCATTAGATGGTTATTTTGAAGAAAACTACTATGGTGAAGAAAACTATTATCCTGAATTGATCAATCTCGATTCACTTAATGATTATAATAATGGTGGTTGCCATCGTGGTAACTAGAGACTTAAGATAATGAACAAAACCATGAGAGTTAATAATGATAATACAGTTTAAGCTTATCTTGAGAATTCTCTCAGTATTAGAGTCAATCTGTTGGGCACTGTTTTCGGCCGCTCGGATTAAAAATTATAAGATTAATGGATAAACCAGAAGAGAAGAAGAAGTTTACTAGAAAACAAAAGAGAGCCTATCGAATTGGATAAATAACAAACAATGCTAAGCCTTATGCAGACTACGCAGATAATGCCTAAGATTACATCGATTTCGCTCACAGCAGAGGGTAGCCTACACCTAAGAAGATTTTGTAGATGCTCCAAAAGAACGATAAACAGGTTTAGAAGCTCCTGTAATCAATGCCAGAAGGTAAAGAAAATTAGTCAAAATACTTAACTGCCTTACTCGCAAAAACTCAAGAAAAATTCTTCCTAGAACATAGAAATATTCTAGGAGAAGGAGGATTAGAAGCACTTTTAAAGTTGCCAAAACCAGAAGCAATAACAAAGCTAAGAATTGCCTTAATGGATGATGATATGCCAGTAGAAAAAGGCTTCTGGTCAAAGCTATGGGATGGAATTAAGTCAGCTGCAGGAACTGTATTGCCCCTCGCTGCTAAAGCGCTACTCAATCCAGTCTCTGGCCATATTTAATAAGTTAGAGCCAATAACGGTGAATTTAACCCTTACAATAGCTAGTCTGTTTATGGATAGAGTGATTATGGGTATGATGTTGTAAACAAAGATTTCTTTGGAACGGTTTTTAATCCAGCCTGCATGTAAGCAAGAAAGCCTAATATGGCGATCAAAACCTCCAAAATTGCAAGCTCCACTACTATCAATGTTATCACTAATGCTAATGGAAATGGAGCAATTTATGTTTTCAACCAGAATATTTTTAACAATTTAACTGGTTCATTTTTAAACAACACTCCTAGTACATCACTGTATGAAGAATTGCCATCCGCAGCCTTTTGCTGTAGATTACGTGATGATACTTTTTCACCAATTACTGGAACACAAACTGCTTTTGCCGAAGCTATTTTAGGACCACTGTCTAACAATAACACTAATTTTACTAGTTTCTTTATAAACTCATTATCAGTGCGATTTGTTCCCAATGTTTCCATAAACAATTCTCAAGGATAAATTCAGTTTGTAGAATGGGTTTCACCCCCAGCTAGCAATTTCAGTTATACTGTTCAGCCTTGACTCCGAACAGATCCTAATCCTTCACCTTACACAGCATCTGGTCTGCCAGCCTTACCTCTTGGTATTTTAGCTACAATGCCATATTATCAAATTTCAGCTTTGCTAAATGCCGATTTAAGATTTGCCAGAGTTCCATCACCAAATGATGTAACTACAATGCTGTATCCCTTACAAACAACCTATGATGGTACTTCAACCACAAATGTTGGAACACTCGATATCTTTTCACAGGGAATTGGTG